CCGAGGACTGCTTAAAAGCTAAGCTTTCGTTGAAGTAATTCAAGGAGAGTGATACGAGTTCCTGTAAATCCATCTATTGGTAGGCTAACCCGTTTTTCAACAGGGATCACCGAATATAGATTAGTGCCCATAATACCATACATCTCAATAAAGAGAGGAAGGTACTTAAGCACAAGCAGAGCTGATCTCTGGTCGAGATCAGGTAATCGTGACCCATCCCATGACTGGGATGCTATACGATTATCAGTAGGTCCAACTTCTTTATTAAAAAAGTCGTTGAACTTACGGTCATAGCTCATACAGAAGGTACTTGACTTTTCACCAAACAGGTTGAGATATTTTTCAACTCTATCCTGTAAGGGAATGCCATGAGGGTTTAACCCGACTCCACCAAGGAAATCGGGTATATCACAAATGGCTTTCGCAACTTTACGTTGCTGAGGTCTCAGTAGTCGCATCGCACGCATTCCAAGTAGCCTGATGATATCAATGAAGTTATCATCGGACATGTGACGCCATTTCAACTGTGGTTCGATTGTATCTTTCGATATGATCTTGCCAGCAAACTCCGCTAAATAACGCGAAGTAATTGATTTGGATTCAGATATTGGACACCCCATCTTCTGGAGTGATTCCAAATACTTGGCAGCCAAACTATCGTTCAGGATTATTACATCATCTCCCAAGACAAAGAACTCGTTGTTATGAGTATAATTGTTAAGGTAAAATAGTAACATTCCATGAGTGAGGGCAAAGGAACCAAACGAGGGATATAATCCCAAAGGTTGGCCCTTCGTCCACTTGATAGTAGTATTACCCATTACCCAAGAACTTCTGGATAATTCTTTAAACAGACTAATATAATCTACCATATTAGGGTATAATACTTGTAGTAGGTCTATCTGTAATGACAGAGGAAAATAATCTGTCGCGCCAGACAAGTCTACACAATGGCAGCGTGATTCTGCTTGAAGATGTTGTTGAACACTAGGAATAGCCTTCATTTGATTGAAGGTGCAATCCCAAGGCAGCGTTTCAACTGTCTTGTATATTGCATCACCTAATGGCTTTAATGCAATTTGATAAACCCTATTAGGGTTAGCTACAGCACGAAGCTTGTAGCCCGGCTCTTGAATAAGACCGATCTTGCCTACTGCGTCAACCACCGTTGAAGGTGGCCAGCAATCCCCTTGGATATTCCGAGTGAACCCGGACATAACCTTGGAGAATATAGGTCTATACTTATTTTCTAAGTAACGACCAGTAGGAGTATATTGCAAAGTCTGCCATTGTGAATACCAATGTGTATCTTCTGGTGCCGTCTTTCCATTATAAAGTGGAACGCGGCGACTAGGAGAAGGAGTGTACGATAAGTAGGACGGCTGATGTGTTTCCACAACCAGAGGCCCACCTATGTACTGTACACCACCAACAACACCGTTCCGGATATCATCAGGTATGATGATATCCTCACATGTCACCCCTGACAAGAACTTACTGAGTTGCTTTTCAGTAGGCTTATCAGAGATATAACAAGTGTAGGCACGTAACAGGACACTACAAGAAAAGCGTTTCCGCTTATTACTAGTAGCTAACTGGAAGATGTGAGAAATCACACCTTTAGGTAAACCAATTTTATTCTTGGCATACCACGTACCCGCTAGAGGCAAACCTGCCTTATAGCGCACAAAGTCCGTATAGATCGTTTTACAACGATCAACGGTCCAAGGGACACCGTGACATGTGATCCATTTCTCTAGAAGCTTTTGGTACTCGCTTACTAAGGATTTGGGTAACGTCAACGCAGCATAGTAAGAAGCAAGATCCTCAGACGTGTTATGTAACATAGCGTCCTCACTTTCTGGTAGATTATACCGATTGTGTTAAGCTGCACGAAGGATCTAGCGACCTGCTAGACTACTAGAGTCAGTACCTAGCCACACTGGCTAAGAATTCACCTCATCGTATTCCATATATGATCTGGCTAGCATGAGATTCTCGGTCCATTGAGATTCCTCATACAAAACAACCTGCAAACAGGCGTGCATTCTCAGTTTTCTCCGCTCAATCGCTTCATCAAGAGCTTTTTCTGTTGAACTATTAATAGTCAAGGTAGATTTTAGTTTGATAAGTGCACTAAGCTGGGTTAGTTGAGAGGTTATGTCAAGTTGCTTATAGGAAGATTCCAAAGATAATAAATATTCTTTGGCTTCCAGGTAGTTGCCATGGGTCATAATAGAAGTCCTTTGAGTTGAGTCCTTTCCGTATGTGGC